TGTTTCTTGAATACCGTGTGTTTCATAAGAAGAAACCTCAATACAACCTTCACCATCATCAGTAAATTGGTAAAACCAACCATCTTCGTGGTGAATACGGATTTCTTTGGTGATTTGGTAAGTCATCAGCAGTCCTCTGTGTGTATGAGAGTATTATAGACCAAAAAGGGCACCTGTGGAGATGCCCTGTGCCAGTTTCTCAACTGACCCTTTCCAGTTTAGCAAGTGGTTCAGTTCCCCATTTCATAGGTAAATCAAAATCCACAGTGATAGGCATCTCATTTCTGGAAACATTTTCATTCTCAATAATGCCCTGTTCTACTGCCCTTTCCACAGAAAGTTTCCTACGAATGACCCGATGAAGGTCATAAAGAATACCATTACTTTCTGGAAGGTTTGGATGTCCTACTCCAAGTGAGGAAGCACCACCATCAATACCATCAATCATATGTTTGGATAGAATTGCTCCAATAATTTTCATATCCTGATGAAATTCCTCATAATCAATTGGTTTTTGAAGAGGTAGATTATCTTGAATTTCTCTCCACTGACCAAGTTGAACTCTTTGAAGCAAATCAGTAGCATCTACAAGTGCTCGTGCCTGCTTTTCAGTGATGGTGAGATTGTAGGTTTTCATTGATTTTCAATAATGATTTTGATTTGTTTGAGGTCTTCTATTCGTTGTTTAGTAAGGTCGTATTGTTCAGTATACCAATCAAGATTATTGTTCTCATAATTGGTTTCCTCTCTGATGTCCCATTCAAGACATTGTAGGTGTCCTTCTTGGTCTTGTATGAAGTAGTTGAGAGTATCAAGGAGTGACATTTTCAGGAACAGGAGGAGGAGGTGTTACTGGTGGCAGTATAGCAGGTTGTGGTGCTACTGTTTGAACTGTAGGTGGTGGAAGTTTGACTGGTTCTGGAGCAACTTGTGGTTGTTGTGCTTGGTCAAGTTTCTTTTCCAACTCCATTACCTTTTGGTCTAATGGACTCAAAGGAACTTCTTTTTGTGAATCTGCAAGTTTCCAACCAGTTGCTCCAGCAGCAAAGATACTTGCGAGAGCAGCAAAGACTGAAATTGTTTTAGAAAAACTCATTTTGGATCAGCAAGTTTGTAAGGGAACTCTTCATCCGACAACTCATAATACAGCAGTCGGGCAAAGATAATATGAGGTTTGTCATTACATTCAATTGCGGAACTGGTTGCCACCGTCCATATAATATCCAGTTCTTTTTTATCAGGTAGTTTCTTTATCATCCAACTACTCTCCAACAAATAGTTGCATTTCCATTATTAACATTTGCAATCTTACGAAATGCTCCATAACTCATATCCATATCAGCGTGAGAATATGGACCTCTATCAGTCACGGTCACATAAACTTGTTTCATATTGTCTTGATTTGTAATCCGAAGTCGTGTTCCAAACTTAAGATAAGGATGGGCTACGGTATGGGCATAAGCATCAAATCTTTTTCCTGATGCAGTTCTCTGACCATCAAAACCATCACCTACTCCATAGTAAGTTGCAATTCCACAAGTCAGTCCAGCAATCAATCCAATCATTCTTTGTCCAACTCCTCATCAAGTTTCAAATCATCAATCAAATTACCTACAAGGTCATCAAGGTCATCAAACATTTCTTTGGTGAATGGAATCAGTTTCTCTTCACCTCTATCAATTCTATCACACATTTCCATCAGGTATTCAAGAAACTCTTTGGGATATGTTTCATCTAGATTGATAGAAGTCCAGAACCAATTATAACATTCTTCATATGGGTCATCATTTTTTAAAAGAGCATAGTCCTTATAGTTTCCACTGATGAGGTCTCTCCACATCTTGAAATTGTTCCAGATTTCTCTCCAACCAGTCTGAAAGCAGTGTCCAAAATAATACTCAAACCAGTTCAGTTTCGTCTTCATCTATCTCTTCCAATCGTTCCCAGTTCCAAGTGTACTCAATAAAACCAATATCAAATCCAAATTTATATGCCCAGAAAATAATACTCAAAAGACTACCAGTTCCAGATTTGATTTGAATGTAAGGCCAACCAGGAAAGTCATTCCAAGAAATCGATGCCTGAAGAAGTGCCCAACGGTCTGTAAAAAATAGTTGTATATACCACTCGTGCCCAAAGTCTTCACGATGAGACCATTTAGCAACTTGAAAAAATTTAATTGGTTTCATTTTACAATTTTCCAATGTTCGTTTCCTTCTTTTGGCAACCACATAAAGTATTTACGGTTGATAGAAGCAAGAAAAATAAGATTGTCCTTCTCTTGCTCCACTACACAACCGTGAAGACTATCCATAATATTCACAAACCTGTTTTTTGCTTTTGAAGAAACAGGTTCCACATTTACCATTTTACGTTTCACTTTTGTTGTCATTTGTTCATTTGCAGAGTAGGAACAGGCATACCATTTTCTGTAGGAACATAAATGGTTACATTACCATTCTTGCTACCATCTTCCAGTCCAGTGATATAAAGATATTGAAGATACTCACGATTATCTTTCAGTGAATCACCAATGATTTGGTTTGCTTTTGCAACACCAGTGGCACGAATCACTTCAGCATCGGCAAGTTGTTGTGCAGAATCTTTCTTTGCTTGTGCTTCAAGAACTGCAACTTGACGGGTATATTCTGCTTTCTGAAGTTCTGCTTTACCTGCAAGGGATTGTGCCCATACATTATAGATCGGACCAACAACAGCATTGATAATTACCAGAGAGACGAGGAAAGAAACGCCAATGATACTAGCGTTACGAAGAGTGTTATCAGGTTTCATTTTGAAGAGACTCCAGTGTTTTTGAAAATCATATTAGCAAGAACTACAATAGCAAGATTTTGCCAAATAGTCAAAGAAACATTAAACCAAGACAGAATCAGTCCAAGCAACCATGCTTCAAAGAATAGGAAGACAACTGCAAAAACAATCGCACCAAAAGCAACACCAAGAGCAGTAGAAGTTTTCATATATCAAACCGCAAGGGCACCAGAAGGAATTTCAACAACTGTGGGATAATCATTCTCATTAAGAGCATAACATACCCACTCATCATTCAGAGTGTAGAGATAGGCATACTCTTCACCCTCGGCAAGATAATCATACTTATTTGCATCGTGCCGAGGAGGACAATCATCACCACGATAAGAGTAATAATTAGGACCATACTCAGATGGAGTTCCATCATAATTAAATGGAGTATCAGTCCAGCAAGAACTCATATCACCACCATCAATCAGTTCTGCAACTTTCTCTCTGGTATTGTAGTGAGTATTCAGAATACGACCCAACCAAGAAGGCATCCCGTCCCAATGATGATACACAGAGAGAACAGACTCATCAGAAAGTTGGATTCCAATTCGAGAACGTGTTGCCATAGATTTCCGTTGATTACCTTTGTATTATAGCAGGTCTGCAAGGGCATTGGAGGTATTGTGTGCCAGTTCAGAAACTAGCACAGTTTCTTGTATCCGTTTTTCAGCAACTTGATAATACTCAGAATCCATTTCAATACCAATAAAATTTCTTTTACAACGAACTGCAGCAACACCAGTAGACCCACTTCCCATTGTATTGTCCAACACGGTGTCACCTTCATTGGTGTATGTTTTAATCAAGTATTCCATCAATTCTACTGGTTTCTGTGTTGGATGCAATCCCTTCTCTTGCTTAAACTTAAGTATCGTTTTGGGATATCTTGACCCATCTGGATTGTCACGATGCTTGCTCTGTGCTTTACCATAAACCTCACCAATCTTGCTGGTCTCTGATGAGAAACCAGAATAAGGAGTTGAATACCACATTTGAGGATTATATGTGGGTTTGGTGCGATAAAAAACCAAAATATTTTCATGTGATTTCAAAGGCATCACCTTTGCGTTCATAGGATTAGTTCCTTGTGGTTTTTCCCAAATCCATTCATACCTAAAGTTTTCTATGTTAGAAGCAGCAAGAATCGTTGTAAATGGTTGAGCGGCAGTGAATACCATCGCCCCATTCTTTTTACAAATTCTATGATACTGTTCCCACAACTTATTCAAAGGAATAATACTATCCCATTTACAAGCAGTTGTGCCATACGGTAAATCTACCAAAACCATATCTACAGAATTATCTGCAAGTGTTGGTAGAATTTCCAAACAATCACCCAATAGTAATGTCATGTATTTCTTCGCAGTAATCTAATTTAACAGTTGTCCAAAGTTGATCAGAGTTAGATCTGATAATTTTAGCATTAAATACTTCGGAAGAACATTTCCATCCAACAAGTTGACCAATATTTGTTTGTTTTCCATAGGTTTCTTCCCAGAGTTGATTATGATAATCAAGAATATCTGACTTAATTACAATGAAATAATAACGTTTGATTCCTTTTTTCCATTCATCCTTTTCAGTACCCAAACAAAAAATATAATCCTCTTTTTTTATACTCAAGAAATTGAGTTTATCTTGAATTGTTTTGTGTTTAGTCAATCGTGATCCACTAATTTCAACAATATTTTTAATTACATTTCCTCCCTTATTGCCAATACGAATACCTTCGTCTGTAGTTTGATCAAGTCCACTTTTATGATTGAAGTCTGGTTTCCAATCACTACCAAAACCCGCCTGTTTTAATGCCCAACAAAGATTTTCTTCCCAGAGTTCTGCTTTACATTGAGCACTATAAAGTTCGTGATGCTTAGTGAGACGTTCTTTAATGAAAGGAACAAGAGATTCAAACATTGATTTTTTTGTTTATCTAGTAATCATAGCACCTCTCAGTGCCCCTGAAGCAAAAAAAGGACACTTGATAAAGTGTCCTCCAGTACAAGTTTTGGATCAGAAGGAAACTTACAAACCCCCTTCACTCATTTTAGGTCAGACTAAAGCAGTCTGACGAGTGAATGCAACAATTTTGTTTGCGTTTGTTTTTTGTCCCGTCAACAGATACAACATAAACCCCAGTCGATTCTAATTTATCCCCAAGAAATGGAGATAATCGGTACTGCCCCGATGTCCTGGAATATAGAGGTCACATCCTCTTGAACTTATTATATAGTATCAAAGAATCTGATTTTTGTAAAGTGGAAGATAGGAGACTCGAACTCCTAACCTTAGCCTTGCAAAGACTCTGCTCTACCAATTGAGCTAATCCCCCATTTTGGTGGCGGGGGGTGGAATCGAACCACCAACCTGAAGCTTATGAGATTTCTGTGCAACCGTTACACTTCCCCACGATATTTGGATAATTTATATCCAACTCCCCCGGCAAGATTCGAACTTGCGACAAATCGGTTAACAGCCGACGACTCTACCGCTGAGCTACAGGGGAATAAGAATGTCAAGTATTCATTAAATACTCAACAGTATTTGCTACGTCATTCATAGCATCTCGTAAATCTTCTCTTTGTCCTGATTCTTGTTTAACAATTGGACGAGAATCTTCACATAAAGTCCATCTCCATTGCTTCATTTCTTTACAGTACCAAAGATTAATTTTCATTCTTATTGTATTCGATTTTAATCCAATTCAGAAGTGAATTTAACTCCATTCTTTTTTCTTCAGTAAAATCAAATTTTTTATTGAAAAGATAAAAGTCCAGTGCTTCAATTACAACTTCTCTATCTCTTTGTGAAATTAAGGACATAATGAATTTGTAGTATTTGGAGATATTTAGTTCTCCAAGTCGGGATGACAGGATTTGAACCTGCAACATCTTGAACCCAAATCAAGCACTCTACCAAGTTGAGCTACATCCCGTGGTGGGTGATGAGGGATTCGAACCCCCGACTGTCTCGGTGTAAACGAGAAACTCTACCACTGAGTTAATCACCCTGGAGCGAAATAGGAGATTCGAACTCCTGACGTTCTGCTTGGAAGGCAGACATTCTACCGCTGAATTAATTTCGCATTATTTGATTGTAAGACAGAATCGAAATTCTGTCAAGCCCCCGACAAGATTTGAACTTGCAACCTTCTCATTACAAGTGAGATGCACTACCATTGTGCTACAAGGGCATTATGCTTCATAAGAAGCAACGGAAGGTGGGAGAGTCGAACTCCCAAGGGCTTTAACACCTCAACGCTTTTCAAGAGCGGTTCCGTCACCAATCGGATTGACCTTCCTTATAATCTATCTTTAAAGGGTGTTATCACCCTATTTTATCATTTAGAACTTACAAAAGTGTTGATTTTCTCTGCAAGTTGCTCAATATACTCATATGTAGGAAAATCTGGATAATCCATCTTAACCGTATTCATAGAATTTTCATTCCAACAACGGGCAGTATCATATTCAATGCTAAACTTATCGTTAGCAAATGCATATGCTTGCTTAAAAATCTCAAATCGTAGTTCGTAAGGTGACATTCTTTTACTCCTGTGTGTTTGTGTGTTTGATGGATTAAGTGTGATATATCTCATAAGGATATAACAGGGACTTAACCTCTATCAATAGTATATATGACTTTCTAAGGAAAGTCAACGTCCTCTGCAAGATTCGAACTTGCGACTTCTTGGTTCGTAGCCAAGCACTCTATTCCACTGAGTTAAGAGGACAAGGCACAGGATAGAAGATTTGAACTTCTACTAAAAGTTTTGGAGACTCTCGTGCTACCAATTACACCAATCCTGCTAGGTGCCCGATACAGGACTCGAACCTGTAAAACCTTGCTTCTAAGGCAAGTATGTATACCAATTCCATCAATCGGGCATAGTTCCAGAACTAGGATTCGAACCTAGACGTACACCTTCAAAGGGTGCTGACCTGCCAGTTAGTCGATTCTGGATTAGGAGTTCAGGGTGGGATTTGAACCCACGATAAGAAGTTTTGCAGACTTCCGCATTTGACCACTCTGCCACCTGAACATTTGAACTATCTGGAATTTCCAGATAGTTAAGAGCCCAATAACAGAATTGAACTGTTCTCTGCAGTTTACTAAACTGCTGCATCACCACAATGCTTATCGGGCGGGATTTGATAATACTCTACCTTTTCTAAACCCTTCTGGAATATCTTGATTTTTATCTATTCGATAAGAACCTTCTTTTGTTCCATCAGTAATCCACATTTTACCATACATAGAATTTTTTTCTCCTTGTTGATGTCCTATTCTCTGTAATGTCTTTTTTTTCTTTTCAATAGCATCAGGAGTGCAAGCCAACAATCTTGCATTAGGAGACATTTTTCTCAATAATTCTATTTGTTTTATTTTGAATTCTGGGTCATTCCACCTTTCCTTAAGAAGTTTACTACTAACATCTTTAGATAATTGGGAGTGGGGTCTATTTCTATTACTTTCCGCAATAAGTTTGGAAATAATTTCTTTTTTTGGTAAATATTTTACCAACCCCCTCCAAGCCAATTCATCTTCTACTTTACCCCACAATCTCCAATTACAATAATGAAACATTGCGTGTTGAGTAATACTCAATTCGATTAAGTTTTCTGTAGAATCAGAACCTCCCATATGTTTTGGTATAATATGATGATGATGTTTCATTTTAAAAATTGAACCCTAATAACATTATTTATTAGAATTCAATGTGTCGTATGAGAATTGAACCCATCTAGGTAGTTCCACAAACTACTGCCTTAACCACTAGGCTAACGACACAAGGCAGTGGGTAGAATTGAACTACCGACATAGAGGGTATGAATCTCTTGTTCTACCACTGAACTACACTGCCAACGGAGAGTAGAGGATTCGAACCTCTGGTGCTGTTACACACAAGACCTTTCCAAGATCTCACCATAAACCACTCGGACAACTCTCCAACGGAAGTGGTTGGATTTGAACCAACGGTGCCAATTACTTGACACGGAATCTTAGCAGGATTCTGCGATAAGCCACTCTGCCACACTTCCTTAATGTTGTCTTGAAGCATCCTAAGTGCGATTTAAGTTGCTTCAAGACAACAATGGAACCGACAAGATTTGAACTTGTGACCGCTCGGTTATCAGCCGAGTGCTCTACCACTGAGCTACGATTCCATCAAGGTAGGAGTCGATATCAACAACCTACCAGTTTCAGTTTTCGGACTGAAAAACCTATCACTAACCAACCAAAGTTTCATAACGGAGGAAGTGAATCTCCGTGACCATAAAGGTCAAGTGGGAACAGTCGGATTCGAACCGACAACACCAAGGTCTTCAGCCCTGTGCTCTACCAGTTGGAGCTATGTTCCCAAGGTAGTCCCAACGGGATTCGAACCCGTATGCCCAGATTGAAAATCTGGTATCCTAACCCTTAGATGATGGGACCACGCAGAGTAATCTAAAATAATGTTAGATTACCTGGAATATGGAGATAAATCTCCAACGACCCCTAGGGGATTCGAACCCCTGACTTTCTGCTAGACAGGCAGACACTCTAACCGCTGAGTTAAGAGGCCAAGGTGAGAGAGGAGGGAATTGAACCCCCGATGGTTCTTATGTAACGGTTTTACAGACCGCAGCCACACATATTGCCAGCAGTAGCCACTCTCCCACGATGGGACATCTCGGATTCGAACCGAGGACTAACCGGTTAAAAGCCGGATACTCTACCGCTGAGTTAATGTCCCAATAATGTGGTAATTATTCAGTTGTCAAGGTGCTGGTGGTCTCTCAACCACCCCTTAAGAATACCACGGAACCCGTTGCGGGGCAAGTGGTTTGTGCCAGTTCCAGAAGTGGTCCCAGGCACTTGGGGTCTCGTTCCCCCACCGACTCAAGTAATATACCAGGGTTTGGACCCCAGCGGAAAATGATACGACCAGTTGAACAAGTGGCACAAGGCATAAAAAAAGAGGGAGAACCTTTTGGATTCTCCCTCTTGATTGCTTTTATGGTTTGTTCTTTTAACTTTGACTTACCATATTCGCAACCAAGAGGGATTCGCCCATAAACCAGCAGGTAATGGGACGATAATCACTCTTAGATTGTGTATGAAGGTAAGTCATTGTTTTAATATCGTATGTGTTTATTTATAAAATCAAGAGTCTGCTTTTTCTTCTTTTCTTGAATTTTTTGTTTCTGAGATTTCTGCTCTACGAACTTTGGCAAGTTTTGCAATTTCTTGAAGTGCTTTTCTTGCTCTAGTTCCAGCAGAACCATTTCCATTCTCAAACTTTTCATCTTCTTGTTTCCAAGTTTCAAAAGCAGAGGCAATTTGATTTACAGTATCAGACATAATTTCTATAAAAAATAAAATAATTATTATTTATATATGTAATTTTAAATTATTAGTTTAAAATTGTCAAATTCTCAGTCTTGAATATAAGAATCAACGATGGCATCAACCCATCCTTCACTCATATTTGCCATAATTGCAGTTGCTGCTTCTTGAGTCTCTGCATAACCTTCATCAATGAGGTGTGCGAGAACTAAATCATAAAGGTCAAAACCTTCTTCTTGCTTACCTTTACGAATAATCTCTCTTGAGAGTCTTGCCTTTGCTTTTGGTTTTTCTTCTTCTCTGCCCTGTCTTGGATATGTAACTGCTTGTGGTTCACCAGCACCTTTGACGACACGAGTAACTTCAGCAGCATGACGGCTTCCGTACTCTCTTGCCATTTGACCAGTCATTCTCTTAGCATAAGGTTTTTCACGGTTCATTCTTTGAGAAACAGTTTCTTCTTCTCCACCCTTTCTCTTGAGTGTTGAAGTTGGGGTTGCTCTGTCTTTCCAATCTTTGAACTTCTCTTCAGGACCATAACCTGGTTTGTCCTTTCCTGCTTCTGCCTTTTTCTTTGCTGCTTTTGCAGCATCTGCTCTAACTTCTGCTTGAGTTGGATTTGCACGATAGGGTTTTACACCAGGTGCTCTTTCCTCTTGAAGATAAGGTGAAGTGTAAGGCCAACGATTCATCACATTGTGCTCTTCTGAAGCAGCTTCTGTAAGAATTTGTTGAGAAAGTTCGGAAATGTTCTGAAGGTCCTTATAGTTCATTGATCCAAAAATTGTGTTTTATATACTTTTATTTATAAAACTGAATTTAAATCATAATTTGTAACCAAAAGTTCAGTCTTTACATTATCCTGAGTTCCTTTTTCACCACGATGAACCATAGAGTATCTAAGTTTCCATTCATTTAAATTATACTCTTTATAACGATTCAATAACCAATCATTTAGATTGTAAGTAATCATAAAACGGTGCGGACACGCATCCACATCGTCTGCAAATCTTTCGTGAGAGAATGATGAGTGTAGTTTTCTCCCTGTTCCATACAGGAAATCTTTAATATCATAAGGAGGGTCAAGAAAGACAAATACTTCCTCACCAGGGTCATTCATTACCTCGGCATAATCAATGTTCGTAATCTTCCAATTCTTAATGATATAAGAATACTTTGGAAGTTTATCAATTCCAACCAAAGAGAAGTTGGAACGTGATGCTTGAACTGAGAAAGTAGAATTTTCAGTCAAACCTGAATAAGAACACTTATTTAAAATAAAGAAAGCAATTGCTTGTTCAAAAGGTTCCAGAGTTTCAATGTCACTCTGATACCTATTAAACAAGTCTTTATGTGCCTCATCGTCACCATTCACTTCTTCTTTGATTGCTCTCAACTTCTCAGATAATGTTTGACCATTATCTCTTAGTTGAATCCAAAAGTTATACAAGTAATAATACTTGTCGTTGACCCAGATGGGAACTTTTGGATAGTTTTGTGATACCATTAAAGAAATGCTTCCACCACCCAAGAATGGTTCTCTGAATTCTTTGAAGTCAGTAGGAAACCAAGGAGCAAGAGTTTTAAGTGCTTTACTCTTTCCTCCGGGGTAACGGAGCATTGTCTTTAATGGAAATTGTTTCATTTAGTCTATTGTGCTTGTTCCCAAATGTATTTTAGCAGAGTTTTGCTCTCAGGTACAACATTAACTTCTTCTACATCATTTATGCCATCATAAATCATTGTAATATCTTCCTGAGAAACTGAGAAAGTAATTCTCGATTTACCTTCAGTAAAGTTTTTAGAAAACAGAAGTTTTGCGTCAAGAACGGCAAGTCGGTGAGTCCAAGGATCAATCAAAACAAACCATTCGGACCTAGTTTTGAACTCAGAAACTCCCGACTGAGTTTTTTTGAAATCCCAAGTTTTTGATTTGATCAACCAAGATTTCTTTTCTTGGGGTTCCAAACCAAATTTTTTCGTTTTTGCATCCCAAAGATGTTTTGTGCGATAAAGACCATCTGGGTCATTTTTTTCTTTCTTTTCTGATGCTTTAATATCAATATATTTTGAGAAGGTTTCAATGAATCCAAATTCAATTGATTCACCCCTAGCAAAACAATCAATCCCTTCATTTAGGGGATACATCGCAGCAACTTTATTTGCTTGAATGAAGAATTTTTTATATTCCTCAGAGGGAATAGTTTTCAAATCGGAAATAAACTGTTCAATCATAATACTAATAACTGAAATAATGTGTGTTTGCCCTTTCGGGCAAGTGCGAGTAGGGAGACTTGAACTCCCACGGGCAATGCCCAACAGATTTTCTTACCACTATAGTTTTCACTACCCTTTCGGTTTGTGGTCTGGACTATACCTTCACCATACCTTTCAGTTTAGGTGTTCCCCGTCTAGTCTCTACACGTTTTGCATTTTCTAGATAATTCCAACCCTCTCTAGAAGCACATTGGGTAGCCGTTGTCTTTCCAACTGTCTTGCAACTTCGCTCGGTATTGCCATTTTACAGGTTTCACCGAATTTGAGGAATTACACTCATAAGATTTCTCAAATGAGGCTCAATTTTCATAAGTCTGGTGTGTCTACCGATTCCACCATACTCGCTTGGTAGGACTGCAGAGAATTGAACTCTGTTCACACCGTTATAAGCAGTGGGCTTTAACCAATAAGCAACAGTCCCTTATAAGACAATCATAGCAGAGTGTGCTTTGATTGTCAAGTGCTCGTTGTCGGTTACGATCCGACCTTCTATCGTTTATGAGACGATTGCATTCCCAGATTGCTAAACGAGCGTGATTAGACCTTCATGTATTTTACGATGACAATTTGAACATACTAAAATACATTTAGAAATTTCTTCTTCAATTTTTTGCCAAGAATTTCCTTGTATCATTTGAGACACACCCTTTTCTTTTACACTTGGATCTAAATGATGATAGTCCATACAACACGAGGGATGATATTCTCCACAAGCAGAACAAGAAATATTTTCTTTTAAATTAGTTAAATTTTCTTTGTTTTGTTTTGCTCGATTTTGCCTGTTGGCATAATGCCTTGCTTTGTACTCGGGGTCATTTTTAAGTTTGTCTTTCAACCAATTGCGTTGATACTCTCGTATTATATCACAATCAGCAGAAGTTTTTCTTTTTCTAGGCATATTAAATTGTAAATAACTCATAACTATTTATATAAATTATGAGTTATTCGCTATTCGCAAATAACGAATAGCAATACGAGTGCCTGGATTCGAACCAGGTCAAAGCCGCTAATCTGGCGGAAAGAGTTTATAAGACTCCTCTGACTACCAAGTCTCACTCGCTTGAACCAGATCAATTATAGAGGATCTGGAACTCTTTGTCAAACAGAAATCAAAGTCCCATCTTTACGAAATTGAGAAATAAGTTTCCCAACACTATCAGTAACTTTAACCTGTTCTTTCACCAAAGTCAAGTCATTGCACTTGAAGACATAAACTTGCTCTGGTTTGTAAGTATAAGCAATACCTACCTGATTTTCAGCATAATCAAACTGAATCTTTGCGATAGCAGAAGAATCAGTAAATTCAAGAACTTCCATCTGTCTCTCTCGATTACCTAGTAATCATACCACGGATGCTGCTGCGTGGCAAGGGGAGTGGACGGTTTGAGAAGTGTCAGTCCTTAATAATTGTACTGAACCAAGTCTCACTCATACCCTCAATGATTTTATTTGCAGATTCATTATCATCTGCATAACCCTCTGAGATGAGATGCTCTATAAGTTGTGAATGAATCTTATAGGTTTCCTGCAATTCTCTTGGTGTTGGTTTCATCTAACTACTTTTTTCTTTTATTTATTTCTTTTATCCACTCATCTGGTATTTTACCGTGAGTATCAACAAAAGCATTGTGTAGTTGTTTTGCAGTCATCTTATGCTTTTTCATAATCTTACGCATCAATTTATCAATTGAATCATAAGAAGTATCATTCAGTTTTTTTAATCCACTTTCAAGTTCATTGACTGCATTATCTACACAACCGCAATGCTCACTCATAAACTCTTGAAAGGTTTTCATTTTTTACTTTTATTTATTGAGAAACCCTCGCATACCAGTTGCTTTTACAAATGATTCAAGTCCTTTGTTAATTGGACGCACTTTGATGTAAATTTCTTCAGGAACTTCACCAAAGTATCCTTGCAACCAAGGACACAACCACACGGGAAGACACATCGTTGTATCAGTATAAGTTGTACCTTCTTCATCAGACACTTCTTTCACGAGAAGAGTATCACAATTATCAGGTTCTTGGAGGAAAAGAGAAATCTCAACTTCATCACCTTCAATTGGATACTTTCCAGTTTTGAAGTAGCAATGTTCGTCAATTGCTTCTTCAGTTCCATTCATCAAAAGTTCTTCAACAGTATCATTGTGTGGATGATTGAAGTGATAAAGATTGTCGTCTCGTTTGATTGCTACAACTGTAAGTTCCATAATAGTCTTGTGTTTCCAATAGTATAGCACAAAAAAAGGTGCCTATGGGGCACCTTGGGACAGTTTGGCAAGTGGTCTTATTTTTTTCTAAATCTATGATTGACAATTTTTCCAGTTTCTAATGGATTTTTGTAAAATACATCATAAGAATCCTTTCCATTATTATAATCTTGTTTTCCTGCCATTTGAATTCTTTTTATTTGAATATCATATTTAATTTCTCTATCTCTTTTTTTTTCAGTTTGTCTTCCTTTTCTCAAATTAGATTGACTTTGACTCAGTTTTCTTATTTGCTGATTCATTAATTCACCAGGCATTTGCTTAAATTCTTCATCAACGGCTCCCGTCATCAATCCAGTTTTTGCAGACCTTTCAGTGCTTCTTTTGCCGAATGCTTTCTTATAAAGTTTTGCTCTTTTTGCTTCACCAGTTTTCATATCTTCACCAGACATAACAGCAGTTGGTTTTCCAACAACAGTATCACCTTTCTGTGCTCCTGCTTTCTTTAAATGTTTTGGAGTATCTTTAAGTGCTTGAATAAAGTTTCTTCCTCTTTCCATTTGTTGATGTTTATCACCTTTTCCAACTTCACTATCTCGGTGCATAATATCTACGGTATGGACTTTTCCTGTTTTATTTGCACCTGTTTTTGTCATTTGCTTTTTCAAGTCTTTCACTCTTCTTACACTTTCACTTGAAGGTGCAGTTTTGAGTTTAGTCATTCCAGATGGAGTTCTTCCTGCTGGTTTGAACTTCTTAATTAGTTGCTCACCTTTTGCTGCTTTTCTTGCTGATGAATGAGTGCGGATAAAATGGTCTTGTTCTGTGCTTCCATAATCATCTTCAGTATCTTCACTATCATAAGTTTTATAATCTTTGGACTTTGTTCTCAAATCTTTTGTTGAAAATTTTCCAGTTCCTTTAAGACCTGCTTTCTTTGCAATAGCAGCAGTGGTTCTTTCTTGACGAGTCATATCAGCACCACGACCTCTTGCGAGAGTTGCTCTACCTCTACTTCTTTCACCCATTGAACTTTCTTCAAGTTCTTGCATTATTTCCAAAACTTCTTTAATGGATCCCACCATTACTCCAGTTTTTTCACTTCTTTTAGAAGCACGAGAGCCTAAAATCTTACCATAAAGTTTTCCTCTTTTTTCTGCACCAGTTTTTTTATCCTCATCTGGCAATACAGCAGCTGGTTTCCCCGTAACTATTTCATCTTTTTTTGCTCCTGCTGATTTTAGATGTTTAGGAATATCTTTAACACCTTTAACTAAATTTCTTCCTAAAGGCATTCTACCTTTATTTTGATTTTTTTCTCTAAAAGCATCATCTGGCATAATACTTACATCGTGAACTTTTCCTCGTTTATCTCCACCCGAACGAGTAATTGCTTTTCTAAAATCTTTTGCTTTTCTTACACTATCTGCGGATGGATGATATTTAAATTTTACCTTTCCATCTTTAATACCAGCAAATTCTTTTTTATTAATAACTTCTAAATCCGGTGATGTTGCTGCACTTCTTGGAGATGCGTGAGTTGTGATGTAATGACTTACCTTTGTGCTGCCTTTATCTCCATAACCATCAGGGTTACTGGTTGTATATAATCTTGATGGGGTTCTCAAATCTTTAGTGGAATACTTACCAGTTCCTTTAAGTCCTGCTTTCTTTGCAATAGCAGCAGTGGTTCTTTCACTTTTATCCATATCAGCACCTCTGCCTCTTGCGAGTGTGACATTTCCTCTTGTTCTTCTGCCACTTCTTTCACCCATTGAACTTTCTTCAAGTTCAACTTCTTCTTTCACACAACGATTATAAGTCTTTCCAAAGAGTTTTTGTGTGCCTTTCTTCTTATATCCAGGCCAACACTTCTTTGCTTCTGAAATAAACTCTTGATAGGTTTTCATTTTTTCTCCTTGGGAGTACGAATCATTGTATCTGCACCAGCAATTTTATCCAAAGATGTGCGGTCTCGATAACCTAGATCTCTATACATCTTATCTAATTTTTCTTTATATCCTGGTTTTGCAACTGGGGTCAAAGAAACATTTTTACCAATCTTATCTGCATATTTATGAAGTCCTTTAAATGTTCTTTTTGCAATTCCTTTGCCTCTTTGATTCTCTGGAACTTCAATGTTATCTACACGAATATCACCAGAACTTGTAGTATGAACAACATACTTCATTCCTGGTGTTCTTCCTTTTGTTTTTCTTTGAATCGTTTCTAGGGCATCAGGTTTTGGTGCCTTTGCTTCTTCTAGGAACTGCCTAAAGGTCTTCATCTTCTTCCTAGGTATTCTGCGTTTCTTCTTCTAGATGCAACTCGATATGCTGGTGTCAGATGCCCTACTTCTGGTTTCTTTTCACCTTTGACTTTCTTAACTCCTCTTGCTGCTCCTGCACCTGGTCTATCTTGCCAACTTGCAGCGCCTCCGTGTGCGTGTCTCCTATAATTATATTCGCTCCCTCCACTACCACCTTGTTTAAATCTTCCTCCTGATACTGTTGGGTTAATAGCCTTATCGGTATGAGTTTCTGTTTTTGATGGAGTTACAATCCATTTTTTGCCACTACCTTCTGGTGCTCGTCTAGCTGAACCTGGAGTACTATATGTTCTGGTGCGGTCAATTGTAAGAGGAGTTTTTGTTCTTCCTTTAACTTTATCCTCTTTACGCATCTCAATAAGATATGCTTCTTCTATAAACTCTCTGAAAGTTTTCATATGCTTATGGTTTTCTTTTATTTATTTCCCTTTTCTTTTCTAAGTCTTTGTTTATGTGCTGCAGCAAGCAATCCTTTATGTCCAACGTGTGCAATATCTCTTGTTTTTCCTTCTAATTCGTGTGCTCCACCTGCTCTATGAAGAATACCTCTTCTGCTTCTACTCTCTGGAGTTTTATTAGTTACTGCTCCCATTATATTTTTAGGATGATGCCCGTGATATACTCCTTGTGCTGCATCTTTTTTCACCCTTTCCTGCCACTCAGCATCAGTCATAGATGCTTTTAATTTTGAAGAATAATGTAATGGAGTAATATGATGTGTGTCAAGTCCTGCTCTTTTTAATTTATTTGCTTTTTTTGTTGCTGATTTCTTATCTTCATCGGAACTTAAAGTTGCAATTCTTTCTGCTCTTACTTGTCTTTCCTTAACACCACCCTCTTTTGGTTTTAATCTCCACTTTGGGTTTTCACTACTATTAGCATTATTTGCATAATATCCTGATGGGATTCCACCGTGATGCTTTTCAAGTTCTGCACGACTTGAAAATGTTGGTTGTCTTGCTTCAATTAAATATGCTTCTTCTACAAACTCTTTGAATGTTTTCTTCTTTACATTTCTTGCGACAACTCTTCCGTGGTCTAAGTTTCTTTCTGCTTCTCCTCTCTTCTTTGCCCACATTTGCATAAGAGCAGTTCCTGGTGCTTCAATATTTCCTGTTCTTACAAAATCTTTTGGTGATTGAGCAGCAGATGCAGCCATTGTTGCTGCTAAAAATGCATTGGCAATTTTCTCTCTTTTCTTTGCCTCATCAAGCATTTGAATACAAAAAAACCTCTGACTATTTATCAGAGGTCAAAATCAATCACCTTTACCCTCAAGAGTTTTAACAAGAAGTGCAGTAAAAAGTTCCATTTTTTCTGGATGGACTGCTGCTGGGTTTTGATTGATTACATTTTTAAGTGCAACTAACTCATTCCACTCATCATTAGAAAGTTGTGAATTGAAATTCTCCGAATAAGTCATACTAGCCTCAATTGATGAGCATATCCTAACATACTATCTAGACAATCACTGATTCCTTAATATTGTCTTCAGGTTTCTGTAAAGTCTTGTAAAGTTTTGATATCCTCTTCAAGTTCCTTTTCTTGCTTCTTATCGTGATAATAAGACCACAAAGCATTATGCACGTCCATAAGATTATCAATCCAGAAACCAGCAGGATAGATTCCAAGTTTATCTTGTAGACCACGATGACTGGTTCCTTCTTGTTCTGCTTTGCACATAATTGTGCAAATTGCATCAACCATATCTAGTTTATCTTCTTCAGAAAGCATAAAATACTTTCCTACTGCTCGTTCCTTTGCTTCCTTATGAGACTTCTGCAATTGCTTACAAGCATCAGAGTCCCACCACTCTTGCATTGCTTTTCCGAATTCATTTGGTTGTTTTTCACTCATCTTCTTTTCCAAAAAATGTTCCAAAGAAACCACTACTTCCTGGTTTACGATTTTCTAGTTTATCCAAAAGGGCATCAGTATTTTGTAGAGTTTGAATGCGAGAAATCATATCCGCAATGACACTGCAAACCATTGGACGTTCTTGACGAGCAGCATATGCTAATGCATTCCTAAGAGATGCTTCTGCTTCTTTGAGAGATTCTTCAACTGATTGTGATAGTGCCATTCAACATTGCTCCATTTTAATTTCTTTAGTCACTTTACAGATGGTATAAGAACCATCTCCATTATCTACCCACTCAATTTGATCCCCTTCTTTAAGATTTGCTGCCTCTAGCAGATCATCAGGGAAAGTAATAAAGTATTCACCACTTGGACCATCAACTTCAATGGGAAGTTGCCACTTGGTTACTTTATCTTTTATTGTATTTTCACCTGGAAAGTTGCTATTGCGATCTTTGCTTAGAAAATCATCATATGCTTGAATATGACCTTTACCATTACCATTCAGAAGAGCAAGAAGATCATAACAACGACCAGTATGATGTTTATGGTAATGATATTGCTCATCTACAACACCTTTGATGACATCATAGATTTCTTGTGGAGATGCCTCACCATTTACTGCATCGTGTACCCAGTTTTCAAGTTGTTCAAGTGAGTACTTTTTGTAATTAAAGTCCATTAATAAAGTCCTCGATTGCTTGTTCCATCATATCACAAGTTTCAAGATGTGTCCAGTTATTGTTCCAATTTTTTAACTGTCCATCCCTTGTGTGTTTTATTTTTTCCACGCCCAACTCTATTCATAGCACTCCTATCCAAATGTGGATATTTTTTACAAAACTCATTCATACTATCAATTATCAATTCAGTCCCATCCTTATGTTTTAAGTAATACTTGATAAGTTTTCTGGAATTTTTCATCTTTAACAAAGTTTCTGGAGTTCTTTTATATTTTCCAGCATCTCGTCTTTTATTTGCTTCACTTATTTTTTTTCTATGTTCTTCTGTAAGATTTTTACCAGAGTGTATCCTACTTAAAAGCATTTTTTGCTCCTCACTCATAATATAACCAGAAGGTCCATCTCCACCACCAGTTTTGTTTCTTAAAATACCAGTCCCTAAATCCTTTCTACCAAACACGGAAATCATATACTTTTCGTGCTTAAATGCCTCTTTTTCAGTTAGATTTTGTTTTAATTTAATTATTTTACCTTTATTTTTTGGTGGATAAACTTCACCCTTTCCTTTTTTATACATTCTATTACCCTTCCCCTTACCAATATAATAAGGTGTGCCATCTTCACGCAAATAAGCGTAAGTGTAGTATTCCATCTGCTTTTTGTTTGTGGTAATAGTATTTATACAAGAAAAGGAGCATTTCTGCTCCCACTCTTTGCTTCTGAATAACCACAAACAAAAGCAATATTATTTATTGGCAAGATAATCTTGAATCGCTTGCTCAATAATAATCTGCACCTCTTTACTAGTAAGATTATTCATAAACTTCCATTTGGGATCATCTGGAGACCAATCTACTGTATAAGACCCATCTTCATTTTGAGTGATTTTTAGAGTATCTTCCATCACATATCAATATGAATATCAGATTCCCAAGATTTCTTTTCAACTTTACGAAGTTTCTTAAGTTCTTTAAAGAGGATACGAATTTGTTGATAAGCATCCTCTGGTGAGATTTTATCTGCAATTTCAAGTCCTGCAATGAGTCCAACTTTATCACCAAATCGTGCGAGTGCCCGTTCATATTCTGTGAGGTCATTGTACATCAGAGATTCTCCTCTTGCTCTGTTTCAATCACACAATCGCTCAGAGGATATGCAACACAAAGCATAGAGAACCCCTCATTCATTTGGTCATCATCAAGGAAGGATTGTTCGGAATTATCCACTTCACCTTCCACAACTTTACCAACGCAAGCAGAGCAAGCACCAGCACGGCAGGACGAAGGAAGGTCGATGCCTGCGTATTCGGCAGCATCAAGAATGTATTGGTCTTCGGGGCATTGAATAGTTTGTTCGGTTCCGTCAGCGGAACGGAGAGTTACATTAAAAGTCATTTGTCTAGAGTATAATTACTTAAATTGTAGGTTACTGGATGAATATTGTCAATCTTTGCTTGTAATCTGTGTTCAACCTCATACAACGAATTTGTCAATTCTATATTTTCTTCTTTTAGTTTGTTGACTTCATTTTCAAGTTGAGTTAAACGTTCATAAACATCATCCATAGGAGTATTCTGTTTAAGACCCCATTTTTTATTAAACCAATAAGAATCACTCATATTACTCCTATTTCTTTAAGATATGCTTGATACCTCATAAACCCACCAACTCTTACTGGTCTTCCCAAACTGTTACAACATTCAATGTAACTATTAAATTCAAACCACGGTGTTGTTGGGTCTAATTGGGGGAATTGGCTCTTTTGTGTGTAGTTGTTTAATGAACTTAGAAAGTTCTGCAGTTTCGTTCCATTCCCAAATTGTTCCATCTTTTTGCGTATAAGTTCTTTTAGTCATATTTTCCTAAAGCAGACACTATTAAAATTACCACAAACCCCCCTTAAAGTCAATTTTGTATGTTGAGAACGAACGTTGACTTTTTCTACGTAATACACAGTATTTTCAAATAAGATTTTTCTTGGATCATCATTGGTCCCCCAATTAATTTGTTCTTGAGTACAACCAATGTAAATTACTTTATCTCCATGTTTAAAGTTTTCCACCTACTGTGCCCTCGTAGGAAACTCCTACATCATTTAGGATACCTTCTTGTTTCCACTTCAAGTATTGTCTTGTTGCCCTAACACAATTATCTTCAGTCAATGAAGTAATAATTGGTCTGCCATCTTTATCGTAACTGTCCCAAGTTCCCCATTTCATTTGCTTTACATAAAAGCAATCATCATAAAGTTGTTCCACTTTTAACTTCATCAACTTGAATATAAATTTCTGTGCTGTCATTCCAATGACGAATTACACCAGCACATATGAATAAATTAGTAATCAAATAGGTTGCGAACAGAATTGTTCTAATTAGTGCAATCTTATCTGCCTCTTTATTGTTTTTTCCTACTTTTTCTCCCAGTGCCTTGCACCACAGTCTCCACATTTGTTCCAGGTTTAATGAATAGTTGATAATCTTTTTGTTTGAAATTGCACTTAGAGATGTATTTCTCTGCGTGATTCATATTTTGAAAATAACACTTTTTAGTGTCTTTCAATTCTTTTCCATCTTTATGTATAACAAGAATAGGAAACTGTATATGAGGAAAATCTGGTTTTGTTTCTTCTTTTTTGGATGCCATTAGAGTGTATGAATAACAAGGTTTTCTGTGTTTTGTTGTTCTTCTTTTTGCTCTTTGTTTTCTGCTTCTCGTTGTGCTGCGATTTCCAACATTTCTTCGTGGGTGGGATGTTCCTCGGTCATAGATGCTCCTGTGTTCTCTCCATATTATAACACCCTTCCCCGTTCTTGGGAAAGGGTGAAGGACACTTAATTAGGTGTCTGTTTCATAATCTTCTTGATAATACCCACTTACAACTCTATCATCCCAAGCAGTCGGCAACTGGTGCTCTCGTGCTTTCATATGATTCAATCCAGAAACTGGAAGACCCTCCAAGTCTTCTTCGTGTAAGATTCCATCCAACTGTTTAATTTCGTTGAAGGTATGTGGAAAACGAAGTGCTCCCCTATGCATTCCTTCAAGATTGCGATGAGTTCTAGCCATAATGTGTGCGAATAAACACAATACTAATTATATCACTTCTTGAATTCTTTTTCAAGTTCCTTCGCAAGTCTTAATGCACGACGCCATATTAGGTACTTCACAATTGGATTTGCAGGATTATGGAGTATCCACCACTTTGTTTTTTCGTATTGGAACTTTACAATTTTAGATACTAATACAACAGCATAAGCAACACTATCATCTGTTGCTATCAAGTATCCAACAAACATAAAAATTCCAAACCAAAAATAGTAGGAAGTCATTCAGTAAAACCAAGATTATAATCACTAGTATCTATAATCCTCCAATCAAGGTAAAGTTCATTTAGATAATCAAGCAAAGCATCTTCACCTTCAGGAAGAACTTCATCTTCATCCAATTCAAAACTTGCTTCACAAAGTGCTGGACCATATTCTGGTGGGTCATAAAGAGTCGGAGGATATACTTCCACCATATCTTCCACAATACCACGAACATAGATGTGATTTTCGTTTTGTTGAAAGGTTTCAATTGCACTAATCATTTTTTTCTACGAGTTTCCTTTTGAATGAATTTCTTTGCGGTTTCAAGGGAATGATGAACACATATTTGTTGTCCATTATAAATGGAGATATACTTATTTTTGTGCCAGGGCACTGCTGCCCACATTCTATCTGAACTAATGTACCCATCAATTTGTGATTCTTCCATTTTATCTAGAATAGTCATCAAAATCTACATCTGGATGAAGATACTCTATGTAATCTTCAAAATCAACTCCCAAATAATTAGCAAAATTTTCAAGCTCTTCAATATGTTCTTTTTTGATAATTTGTTCCATATTTTGAATCATAAGACCTCATATCAACCGTACTTAGAAATCATTTGATCCAACCTATCCTCTCTATATTCTTCCTCTTGAGTGTCTTCAGTTGTATCTTGAAATTCTTCGTAAATTGTGTCCGAATCTTTTTCCAAAAAAATTGAAGTCATAGAAAATCAATAGGGGTAGAGGACTTGTTCTTATATATCAAAGAAAAGGGGAGTTTCACCCCTCTTCTGTTTTATTTTGCTGAAATTCAGCATCAATCTTGTCGTAAAGTTCAACAAAGGTACTTTTAGTCTCATCATCAAAACGATTCAGACAAACTTTTAGTGCTTTGTCTTTCTTACCAAAGATAGAATATGCTTTGATAATATGAACCAGACGACGAGTAGAAATTACTTCATCAATACCACCATCAGTAAAGGTCTTACGAATAATCTCAGACCAAGTACAGAGATGCTTGATGAAATCAGTATGCTCACCAATCATAGGAATGTTAAGTGATTCTGCCACCTTTGTCAAAATTTTGGTTTCCGTTGCAAGAGTAGGATAATCCTGCTCAAAGGTAATTGGGAATCGTTCTAGAAATGCCTCATTGAGAACATTGGTGCCAATGAAACGTCCATCATCAGAACCCTTACCTTTGGTATTTGCAGTTGCAATCACATTGAATCCTGCTTTAGGAACAACGTGCTTACCAATTTTCTTCAGAAAGACACCTTTGCCTTCCAGGACAGATTGCAGACACATAATCTTATTAGATGCCAGGTCAATCTCATCAAGCAGAAGAATTGCACCACGTTCCATTGCTTCCACAACAGGACCATTGTGCCACACGGTTTCCCCATTGACGAGTCGGAAACCACCAATCAGGTCATCCTCATCAGTCTCAATCGTGATATTAACACGAATAAGTTCTCGTTTCAGTTGGGCACAAGATTGCTCAACACCAAAAGTTTTACCATTACCAGAAAGCCCAGTGATGAAAGCAGGATAGAATAGACCAGACTGAATAACTTTCTTAATATCAGAGAAATTACCAAAGCTGACGAAGGTATCATCTTTTTTAGGAATAAGATTTTGAACAACAGAATTCATAGTTGCCACACCAGGAACCGTATCGGAACCTTCTGCAGCAGGAGAGTTGTAAGTTTCTTCAAGTTCTTGCACAGTTGCCTCCAGATTCCATTTACCACGACCAGTCTTGTATTGATTCAGATACTTAGAAAGAGTCGCATACGAAGTGCCCAGTTCTGCTGCCACTTCTTTTACAGCATCGACACCAAACTCGGTGCCAAACTTTTCTTTCAGAATAGAGATTGCTTGGTCAGTCATAATGTTAGATTTTGTAGGCATCGGTTTGTTTGATTACTTCGTAATCATAGCACAAAAAAAGGTGCCTCTGGGACACCTTGGGACAGTTTGGGGAGTGGTCTCAACCCATATAACTACCATCTCTATTATATCCATTATTATATGACTTATGAACCCTAGAACTTTGTGCTAAAATTGAAGATTCTTTTTCTCCAGTTTTATCACCTTTTATTTTTTTCATACCTCGTATTTCTCTATGCTTTTTATGTCTTTCTTTGGTGGATTTGGATTTAGATAATGTATTTGTTTCAAAGTTTCTTTCATTTCTAATTTTTTTCTTTTCTTGACCTTTTAGTCCAGAATCAACCATTGCTTCACAAATACTATCTCTCCAATCTTCACTCATATTCACCATGATTGCTTCTGCTGCTTCTTGAGTTTCAGCATACCCTTCATCAAGAAGGTGTGAGAGGATGATGTCGTAGAGGTCTACTTGTTCAGGAAGTCCTTTTTCCCCACCAACTTTACCCCAATGTTTGGGTTTACGTACTCCACCAATCGTTGGACTATCTCTTTCGGATTTATTAAGAATCAACTCATTCTTAAATGCTTTTTGAGCATTTTTAGGCATTTTTCCTGCTTTTGTAGTCTTAAACTTTCTATTTGGTTGAATTCTTGGTTCAGGTCTTCCATATCTTCTTCCTGTGCTTTGAACATATCCATGTTCATCTGCGTGTTTTGCAGTTTCAGGTCCATATCTTCTTTCAATATGTGATCTAATTTTTGCTTCTCGTTCAAAATCATCTTCATCCGCATAATCATCACCCGCAGTAGCATATGCTCTACCATATGCTTTTATAAATGCCTTTTTGAGTCCTTCATCAAGTTGCTGTTCTTGATAAACTTCCAAATATGCTTCATGAAGATTGCGAATGTCTTTAGCGTCCATTTTACAAATACTTTTTAGTTATTTATAAGAGGGGAGTATTAAATACTCCCCCAGGTGGTCAGGCAACTAGAGTAATAAAATTGCTGAGCAGTTTCTTGTTAGTTTTCTTCTTACCCAACATCCTCACAAATGATGATTTAATCTGGGACTTTGTTGCATTCTCAGGAACAGAGAACTCTTCATCTTGAGCAAGAGAAGATGCAAGAACCACATTGAATTGGTCAAACCCAGTGTTTTGAAATTGAACACAACCTTCCTTACGATAATCAGTTTTGATTTTTTCGTATTCCGAAGACTGACCCCCACCATACCAACGATAACAGTTTGAAAAATCACGACTAGGGGTGATACGGAAGTTAATCACATTCACCATAGGGAACTTATCTTTGACTGTTTGAAGAAGAACTTTAGCATACAAAGGGAAGTTATCGTAATTCAAAGGTTGATAGATTCTACCAGTCTTACGATCACGAATTGAAGTCCGAGAGTGTTTGGTATGACCAATTCTGGTTGTACCATCTCCAAGTTTTCTTTCAGTTGTCACTGAATTCTGATACCCTTCCCCGTCAGTCAGAAAGATGACATTGACCTTTTGTAGTTTATTCTTTGCCTGGAAATCAGGAATCAAAGAGTGTAGTGCCATCAGAGATTCACCAATAGGAGAACCAGAAAGGTCAAGATGACGAGGAACAGAACCCATTTTCTTTTGAAAGAAGTAACAAGCAACCCAAATATTTTTCAGTTGTTCTTCAAGAACACGAGTATTTGTTTTGCTGGTGAAGAAGTTCATCAAACGGAAAGAATTCTCAGGTGATAGAACATTTGCAACCCTTTCATAGACAGGAGGATGATTTGGTTGAAGTTCTGCATAAGAATGACAATCAAGAGTAAAAGCATAAACCTCAAAAGGAATATTCACCTTACGGCAGAACCAAATGAGATTTAGAAGTTGCTTGTATGCATCCAGAATGAATTCACCCATTGAACCAGACCAGTCAAGAATGAAGATAAGACCGTGATTCTTGCCATCAGGGACTACAGAAACTTTCTTAAACAGGTCTTCGTTAAACTTGTAAGTATGAAGTTTCTGTGTATCAAGAACACCAGTTCTAGCAACACTAGAACGAGCATACTGGTCAGCAGACTTCTTGCACTCAAACTCCTTTACCAGATAAGAAACTTCTTTCTCTGCTGATTTCTTGTAGGTATTATATTCCTTACAAGCAAGGTCATAAGCATCACGAACCCAAGAACCAACACTTGCGTAATGCTCTTTTGCTTTATAATGAATATAATTATTGGGAATAATCATTGTCTCAAGATTCATCTTAGGAAGTTCCACATAATGAGTTTCTTGAGCATACTTATCCACCAAATCTTTAGACTTTTCATCAAAAGAACGAGAAGTTTTAGATGACAGTTCATCTTCAAGAGTTTTTCCGTGCTTATCACTTGGGTCTTGCCCGAATCCACCACCCTCTGGTGCTTCAATAGACTTGGACATTTCTTCACCGAAAGATTCACCTTCAGATTGAGACTGTCCCTGTGAGTCTTGATCCAATTCAGTTTTGTTCTTTCCGTTAGAATTATCACCATCTTCAGATGAAGACGTTTGTTGAGGAGTTTCTACTTCTTCCCCACCAGGACCAGACATTTCTTCACTACCACCAGGAGTGGGCATATTGCTGATTTTTTGCCTTTTGTATTTTACAAACTCAACAATATCACGGGAAAGTTGCAGAACTTCATCAAAGGTTTCCGTCAATGAAGCACGAGTCAGAAACTCATTTTCTTCATCATTGAAGGCAATGTTGTGAAATGCACCAATCTTGAAGTAGAGATTAATTCGGTCAATAAAACTCAAATCATCCAGTTTCTCATCTTTGGTGGAGAAGAAATCATCGTTGTTGAGTTCATTATAACCATTATAGAAAGTCCTAGACAGACCAGGATACTTCTTCTTCATCAGACGTTCTACACGAACATCTTCCAGAACATTTACGAAGTCTTTGGGCACTTCTGGGTAATCTTTTGTCCAGTCAATATTATCGGTATGCAAACTATGGCCCACTTCGTGGGCAACCAAAAGTGTATATACCGTATCACTTGCTTTGTCCCAAGTCGGTAAAGTCAATACCCTACGTTCAACATCAAACATAGCAGTTGGAACTTTTTTATGCTCAATGATAATATTTTCCATCGCAAGGCATTTAGCCAGCATTCCTTTAACTTCTAGATTTACCGACATCTGGTTTGCTTTTGACTACTCCGTAATCATACCAGAGACTACTGCTCTTGGGATTCCCGAATGGACACTTGGAAAAGTGGTCCAGGTCTTCCTTGAACCCAACCATCACCAGGACATTCATAACATAACTTTGTTTTATCTCCATTATTCCACCACTTTCTTCCTTTTCTTTTTTGACTTTGTTTCATTTTTGTTTCATCACTAACAATTTTCCCCAAATTGGTTCTTCTTGACTTTTCAGCAAAATCTTTTGTTTTGTATTTCTCACTTTTAGAATTAAATAATCTACCAAGAACCCATCCATCACCAGGACATTCAATAGTATGCTTGTCTATTTCTCCATTATTCCACCATCTCCTTTGAGATACTTGTTGCGAAACCTTTTTCTTATGTTCTTCGGTAAGAGTTTTCCCTATATTTGCTTGTTTAGTTCTTTCAATACAATATTCACTAGGTTTTCTTCCAGAACTTCCTTCTCCACCATAAGACATATTAATCAATAAACCACCTTCACTTTTTAAACCCAAAATAGTGATAATATAATTTTCGTGCTTATATGCATCAAACTCCGTTAGATTTTTCTTTAAAAATATTATTCTATCTTTTGGTGGAGAAGGCATATATTTATTGCCTCTTTTATGAGAACGATATGCTCTATTACCAATACCTTTACCAACATAGTAAGGGGTCTTATCTTCTCTTAACCAAGCATAAGTATAATAAGTATTTTTCATCAGGGACACACACTATACACTATTATTTATAAAAAAAAGGGGTCAGAGACCCCCGTTGTTCCACCTTGAAATCCGTCCCCACCACAGGACGGGTCTTGCAACTCAAAGCTACGAAGTTGCGAAGACCTTTTCATCATACATCAACAACTTTTGAGTGTCAAGTGTTGACAAGACATAAAAATCTAACTAAAATCACTCTGTTAGGTTTGAAGATAAATTATAACTTTAAATCATTTAAAGTTAATTCTTTCCCTTTTATTTTCCACCAATAACGAACATAATTTGAAGAGTCAATTTGAGTTCCTTTATGAGTTGATTGAATAAAATGTGGGTAAAAAGTTGAAGCAAAATTTATATTTTCATAAAATAAGGGAATTGTATATGCATTTTTAACTGCAGGAGAAAACAAAATAGTTTCTATATAAGGAATTGTTTCCTCATTATATTCAACTTTTAAAAAATATTTTTCATTATTAAAATATAAATCTATTAATTTTTTAGCATAAGTTTTTTTAATTAAATAACTTCCTGCAGACCAATTTATATCCCAATTTCTATGATTCAATTTCATATCACTTTCTTGAATCTCTGATTTAATTAATGATAATTGAATTACATTCCAATCTTTTGGTAATTCTTTAGCAAATTCTTGCCAATTGAAATTCCAATAATTTATAGATTCTATTGCCATATCATCTTCAAAAAAGATTGCATAATCAGAATCTGAATTATAATACCACTCTGATATTGCTTTTAAATGGGAAATTGTAGCAGCAATTGCACCAGAATCCATAGACTCAAAATGAAGACCATCAACAATATCGGGTTTATTCCTATAATCTTCTTTCCTACCATCATATGCTTCAATCATTTTTACATTTTCAATTCCATTTAAAATAAATTGATTTTCAAATGATTGTTGTCTGTCGGTAGAATCACTTAAAGAAATATAATAAACTGGGGGAAAATTTATTAATTTTTCGTTCATTATCAATCCTCCGTATCAAAGAAGAACATTTGCCATAGTCTTGCATTTTCCTTATTAGTTCCAAAGTATTCTGAAGCAGAATGAATACAACTTGCATCAAAAATTACAAGACGATTATATACATTTCCAAATACATCTACAGGTTCAAATGGTGTTCTGTCTAAATGACAATCTCCTGGGGTATTAGCCCAATATTCATCCCATCCTTGGTCATAATAAGTTCTTGCTCTATTTTTCTTATCAGCATATAATGTAGTTCCACATTGAAATGGAGCATTGGGTGTGAGATAAATCATACCTCCCCATCTTTGACTATCACAGTGATAGACCAATCTTTCTCCAGACCAGCAAATTTGAAACCTTCCATTCATTCCGTGTTCTTCCCATTTTGTAATCTTTTTACCCATCACAGATTCAAATGCTTCTTTTAATTTAGGGAATAAGAATTGATTAAATGTTCTTCTTCCAACAAATCCAGTAATTACACTTTCATCTCCAAATTCTTGTTCCAAAGCAAATTTACGAATCTCATCAGGGTTATCATAAAAATTATCTACAATCCAAGAAGTTGATTTTTTATATTCATTAATAGAAAAACAAGATTTATCTTTTTTTTGTTTAAAAGTTAGTCGTTCTTCATAATCTTTTAGTAAAAAATTATTTGATTCTTCTGATATGAGATTAAAATTATTCTTTTGCATAAAATCTACAATTTCTTCTTTAGAACTTGAATTTTTATACAAAGGTTTAATCTGAACTTCCAACTCTATAGTATCAACTTTATCAATCATTTTACCAAGAGATTTAATTACATTTAAATCATTTCCTTGTGTATCTATTTTGAGAAAATCTATATGTTCAATGCAATTTTCTTGCATAAAAGTATCAATCCTTTTCGTTTGGACATCAATTATTGATACGATATTATCAAAACCTGGATCAAACTCTTGACATTTTTTTGCAAATTCTCCTTCTTTATCAATTTCTAAAAATGAAGAATAACCATAATTGTAATGATACTTTAGAGATTTTACCCCATCTTCATCAGATATTGCCATCTCATAAAATTCAATTCTTGGATCATTTTTATGTTTTTCAACAAGAATATTAAATACATGAGGAGCTGGTTCAAATGCATAGATTTTATCAAACCCATCAAATTTAGAGATTGTTTCACCAACACATGCTCCAACATCAAAACCTATTTTTTTTCTTATTGTATTTGGTTCCACGACTTCTTCATTATTGCTGACCTTTAAATCTTTATTTTCAAGAGTATATTTTTCTAAAATTGCATTATCAACGTTTATTACTTCCTTGGAGTATTTTGCACTTTCTTGCTTAAAAAAAGTAAATAATTTTTCATTAACAAGATTTTTATAATTATCATTCATCACATTCCAATAATCATTCTTAAGAGATTGAAAAAGTTTTTTACTTTCTTCTCCTCGTCCCCACCACCAGGAGGCAAGTGCTTTTTGGTAAATAAGTGCATACTTTCCTTGATATTCTGGCAAATCTATTGATTCAACCTCATTTTCATAACATTTCAATCCAAAGTCTGCATACAAATAACATTGGTCCCATTCTTCTTTTCTTTCATAAAACAAAGAAAGAAAATAGTATGCCTCTGGTCTTTCTGTCAGAAAAGATAAAGCAGCATGAATTAATAATTTTTCAGTTGCATCTCGTTTTCCTTGACTTTTATAGCAAACGGAAGAACGAAGAAGTGAAGTATATGCAAAATTTTTATTCTCTGTCCTTTCTGCTGCTCTAAAATAATAAACGTGTGCTGATGCGGTATGATTTTGCTTCTCATACCACTGAGCTAGTTTATAATTTTTTTCAGGATTTTCTGTATCCAAACAAAAATCAATTAGTTCATTCATTGATAAAATCCTCCAGAAAAGACTCAGAAATTTTTAAAATATATGCAGCATTATCTGATGCACCAAATGTAATTAGGTAATCATTTTTATATTTTGTCAAACCACAACAAAATTCTATTTTCATGTTTAAGAAAGAAAATAATTTAGAAAATTTTTGTTCTGTAAAATCATGATTCCAATATACAAATCTATGCCTATATGTTCCGTTCTTCCTACCTTGAACCGAATCATATAAATCAGTTTCGTGAATTATCGTTAAATATCCATCTTTGTATTTAATAACTTGAGAACCACCTCTCATATCATTATATCCAGGAACATAAGAAGTAGTTTCTTGGACTATTGTTTCACCTCCATTTGGGTCAAATTTCATAATACAAGTTGGATTCGTCCACTTAATTAAATGAAATGGTTTTCCTTCTATTGGAGTGCAATTTTTCATACAATATTCATCGTCTGGTGGTGGTCCTGGAATTCGGTATCTTGATACCTCCCTTACAGATTCATCATCAAATTCAAGTTCGCACATTTCCATTCTCCCAACACCATTAGATGTTGTGTCTCTTCTGACACCACATAAGTAAATTTTATCTTCCCAATTTACCAAACGACCATCTTCAAGACCAACAAATTCCCAAAGTTCTTGATCTGGAAATTTGGAAGTATCTATTTTTGAATAGTATTCTACATTTAAATCATCATCTAGTTGTGCAATATAATTCCAAGTTCTAAGATGCATATCATCTTCAGGGTGAACATATGTTAAGGGACCCCAGATATGCTCAAACCTATCCAATTCCGAATGATATAAAGTATAATTAACATTTCTAATATTAACTATTATTTTTTCATTTAAAATTAAAATAGAAGGATTATTTAAAGAAGGACCAGTAAAATCCTTTGAATCAAATATTAAAGGTTTTATTATTCCACCATTTTCTAGTGCGAGTTTAACAAAATTATTCATAAACTATCAAAATAAATATGAAATATATGACTATTTAACATAGATAAAATGAGTGAATTTTTAAGAAAGGGTTGGTATTATATACCAGATATAATTACAAAAGAAGACGCATTGCAAGTCAAATATAAAAATTTAATGGGCGCGATACAAGATTTAGGAGGATTAAAAACTCACTTTGACCCAGAAAGAGGAAATGTATTAACTTGTTATGCACCACCTGCTTGTGCTTTTGTTATGAAAAGAATTCAACCAACATTAGAACAATTAGTTGGTGAAGAACTTATACCATCATACTGGTTTTCTACAACATATCACAATAAAGGATGGATGAATTGCCATACCGACCGTCCTTCCTGTGAAATATCAGTCACAATGAATATCTGTGGTGATGCTGCTTGGCCAATTAAACTTAAAGATTTAGAAGGCAACAAACAATCAGTTGTAACTCCTGTTGGTTGTGGTCTTGCTTATCTTGGAATGACCGTTCCTCATTGGAGAAGTCCTATGAGGACTCACAAGAATGATAGATTTATGCAACTCTTTCTGCACTTTGTAAGAAAAAATGGTCCTTGTGCTGAGTATGCGTATGATAAAAATCAAAAATGTTATGACCTACTCAATGGATCTTGAATCATAAAAATAGATCTAACCTCATCAAATCTATTATAAAGTTCTTGAATTTCTGTATGATTTTGAAGTTCAGTTGGAAGAGTTGGAAAACTTGTTGGGAATGTACTTGAGTTTGGCAAATCTCTTAAAGTTTGTCTCCAAGTTTTAAATTCTGCTGAAAGGGTTTCTTGCTCTAAGGATTTAATTGCCATCCAATCAGTAATTTCAAGTATTTTATCACGAATTTCTCTTAAAATGTCATATCTTTTTTCTTGCTGACGATTATCAAATTCTTCAATTTCAGTATCCCATTCTTGTTGAGTGATAATTTTAAGACCTTCACCTTCAGTTTCTTGAATAATGTATGATTCTTGGTAGACAACATCATAAACAGTTTCTGTTCTTGTTTCTTCAGTTGATTCTAAACCAGGACGATTAGGAACTTCAACTTGTTTTTCTGTGAAACTAACTACTGTGATATTTGAATTGTTTTGATATTCAGTTAATTGCTCTTGAGAAACTGTAACCTCATATTCAAAATACTCAGGAATAGTGGATAAACAATATTGTATATTATCTTCAGTAAATAAATTATACTTAACCTCCAACCCCTTAATATTGGGCATCATTAAACCATAAGGTGTATCTGTTGCCCATCCACCAGTATCACGATTAATCCAATAGTGCTTAAGAAGTTGAGACATCTTTAATAAACCTCTATGTTATATTTATCGGCAATCTCTTTGTCCATCTCATCTTTTGTTTTAAATCCTTTGACTCTCATCCAAGTTACAAGAGTATAACGATTTCCAGAAATCACAGGTTCTACCATATGCGTAAACCACCTTGAAGATGGAAAGCAAACAAGAAGACCTGGTTCTGGTTTAATTTTAATTCTTAAATCTGGAAAAGAAAAATATCCACCTTCAAAATCATCATTTAGAAAAAGAACAGTAGATACATCACGGTCTATTGTCTTCTTCCAAACCTGAGTTCCATCTGGATTTGTCCATAAACCTTCGGCATCATTGTGAGGTTTATAGTGTCCTCCTGGTTCATAGCAAAGTAGTTGTGGTTCTTCACTATCTCTCACTTCAAATCCATAAAAAGGATTGATTACATTTTTTACCACATTATCAAGTAACTCTTTGACTTGTGGAAAAACTGGAAGTAAATCGGCACACTTTACATTTCTTGCCGATAAGTCAATTTTTGATTGTCTTTCTCTAGTCTTATCACTATTTTCAGCATCAAAAACGGACATTTGTTCTTTATGAGATTTTCTCATATAATCCGTTAAAAACTTCAACCCTTCTGGTGTAACAACTTTAGGTTGAATCAAAACATTCGCAAGAATATCATTCATAGTAGAATACTGTAGATGTTTTTATTTAGTTTGAGTTTGAAACTGCTGTTAATTCAGATTTAGCAGCAGTCAACCTTGCTGTCAATGTTGGAGTAGAAGTAGTATCACTTGAAAAATCAAGTCTCATAACAGTAGAAAAATATCCAATTACAAGTGGAGGAAGAGCACGATATCCACCACCAAAATAACCATAAGAAATACTTGAAACTGCTGCTAACCAATATCGATTACTTCCTAATTTTGAACCTGGATCACCCACAGTTTCATTTGAAAAATCAAGTCGGCTCATATTAGATATATTATTTGTTGCAGTTACGCCTCCACCAAAATATCCATAATTACTATTTGATGTTGCTCCCATTTTTTGTTTTGATAATGGAAAATTTGCTGTTGGTGTGAAGGAAACAATTTCTGTAGAAAAATCAAGTCTTTTAAAAGAACAAGTTACAACAGAATTTGAATATCCACCACCAAAATACCCATATATTGAATTGGAAACTACACCAAAACTTGAACAAACGTTTAACATAGTTGTTGTTGGTTCTGATATAGTTTCGCTGGAAAAATCTAAACGGTCAATTTTGCAAGTACCATAACCACCACCAAAATAACCATAATTTGAATTGGATAAACCTCCTAATTCCGATCCACCAAGGTCAATTCTTGCTTGAGGTAAATTTTTTCCACTGGGTGCCGTAGTTCCATTAGAAAAATCTAAACGATCAATATTTGTAGAATATTGTCCACCAAAATAACCATAATAATTATTGGAAAATGATGCAAGTCTATTTTTTGCAATAGTTAATGTATTTGACAATGCTGATATAGATTCATTTGAGAAATCCAATCTATCAATAGTACAAGTATTTCCAGAAAAAGTAGGTGAATATCCACCGACAAAATACCCATAAGTCTTAGAACTTGTTCTAAAAGATGACCCACTATTTGCAACTGCAGAACCTGATCTACTTTGATTTAACAACGTTGCGGTTAAGGTAGATATAGTCTCATTTGCAAAATCAAGTCGTTGTATAGTATTGATAATACCACTACCTCCAGGAGTTCCACCACCACCAAAATAACCATAAGCACCATTTAAAGAACTGGTTGCCGGAGAACTTGAAAATGCAAGTGGTCCCCTTCTTACCGATGGTAAATTTTTTCCAGGAGCACTTACAGTTTCATTAGAGAAATCAAGTCTTGATATTAAACAAACACCAGTTCCACCACCAAAATATCCATAAGATATATTTGATACTGCAGAATGGTCACCAACTCCAGCAGGCAAATTTCTTGTGGGAAGATTTAAAGTTCCATTGGAAAAATCAAGTCTTGTGATTGTACTTACAAGAGTTGGAGTATATCCACCACCAAAATATCCATAAAGATTACTTGATGCTCCTGCAAACCTTGCTCTACTTGGGGAAAAATTAGTGCCTGGGTTACTTACCGTCTCACTGGAGAATTCAAGTCTTGATATAATAGATGCTAGACCGGGAGCATATCCTCCACCAAAAAATCCATAAAGACTATTTGACACTGCTGCTTGAGATGCTCTTGAGACAGCAGTAAAATTCTTTCCAGGAAGACTTAATGTTTCATTTGAAAAATCAATTCTCACTAAAGTATTTAAATATCCACCACCAAAATAACCATAAAAATTGTTTGAGACTGCTGCTATTTGAACTCTTGCTACTGGAAGATTTTTTCCCGGGTTACCTGTTGTATTGGTTGCAAGATCTAATCTCGTAATCGTACTTGACTGAGTAGGAGCATTGACCGTAGTGCCACCAACAAAATACCCATAAGTAGGATATTCGGGCCAATTTGATAAATTTCTTTGCTCTACGTTTAAAGACTGTCTGTCATAAACAGAATTTAATCCAAAAACATCTCCTACAAAAGGCATTTGGTTTCTACTCTATCTTAAGGTCTGGATTGAATAACGATTGAGGAATTTGCTTTTGCTCTTGTTCTTCAACACCACGAAGAAGTTGTTGATCCATACCAGTAATCTCCTCAATACCAGAAGCAACTGCCTGCTGAAGACTATTCAGGAAATCCATAGGATTATTTGGATCACCAAAAGTTCCTTTGGTACGATTGACATCATCTGTAAGAACCGTAGGAGCACTTGCACGTCTCATTGAACGAATATTACCAGCATTTACTCCAGTTCTTGCGGCAAGTAAATCATCAAGTGATTGATTCGCAAGTCTGCGTTCCCAGTAGTTTGGTTGGTCTTCATTATATTGTTCTCTGGTAATTAACTTACCACCATTCAGTTCAACCAAACGATTAATGAGTTTATCAAAGCACTCCAGTTCTTCTACACAAGCTTTGAACCCACGATTCAAACCCTCAAGCATACGATGAAAATGAAACTCATCAATATCATACCAAGATAATTCTTCACCACCTTGTCTTGTTTTCCACCAAATTGGTTGTGTCTTATCTTTTCCGTCCCACTTATAATGAAATTCTCTTGCTGCTCTTTTTGCATCAATGACTTGCTGTAGAAGACCTTCTGCTACACTTCTACGATTGACAAGTGCTGCCTTAAATGCTGATGGAATTGTGAAATTATCGTGAATGATAAACTTTTCAATCTGGAAATCTGAACGACCTTGTGCGAGTTCAGTTTCACTTTGTTCCCAACGAGTTGCCTCTTGAAGAACCTTAAGCATAAACTCATTATCATCACCTAAAACTTCTTTAGATGTTGCAAGTGCAATTGCTTCATAATTGTTAGACATACTTATCCAATTTAACTAATAGTGTTGTTTGTATTTATCAAGAAAACCTTTGCGTTACTGCAAGAGACAATCTTTTATCGGCAATTTCCTTTCCCCACTTTTTACAGAAGTGTAAGTATAACTGCTCTGTTCTTTTATCTTTCTCTTCTTTAGTTTCGTGCTCTAAAGTTCTATGAGAAAAATGAAGAAGATAAGACTGATGATTAAACTTTGTTTCAAATCCAAGTTGTTCTGCTCTTAGTCCATAATCAATATCTTCACCACCACCCTTTCCAAACTCTTCATCCAATAAACCAACCTTTGAACTGACTTCATAAGGAACATAAAAACAATAGAATGCTTTGATTAAGTTTGGTGCCACGTTCTGTAGTTGAGATGTAATTTGAGAAGCAATTTGATTTAATGATTCTTCTTTACCAATAAATTCTTCAAGTTCCATTTCCCCCTTTATCCAATCACCCTGCAAGTGTTGATTGCATAAAGGAATAGAAACTGAATTTAAATCTCCTAAATTTTGATTCCAGTTTTTTGTAAAGATAATATCATTATTCAATCCGATAAAATCGGCACCATCCATAATTGCTTGCTTAAGAATAAAGTTCATATTCTCGGCAAATGATTTTGATGAAGAATTTGAAACCACTGTAACATTATCATAGTCTTTTGAAAATGTTTTGTCATTATCAATTAAGAAAAACTTATCTTGTTTTCCGAAAATACTATTTCTAAAGAATGTATCTAAAGCATAATGAGTGTATTTTTCAGAAGACTGCATTGTCGTCATACAATAATATCTTGGTCTTTGCTGAGTTGAACCTTGAAGACCTTGAATAAGTTTTTCCCAACCAACTGCAATCTTTTTCCAATCATAAGTTTCTTTGGTGATTTGTGAAAGTTCTTTTGTCGCAGCATAAAATGTTTGAGGTTCCTTATCAAAAAACTCAAAGCATCTTGAAAGTTCTTGTGCGAACTCATTAATAAACTTTGGAGATGGTTCCCAACCAACTTGGGTATTTTTTCCAGTCATTGGAATATACTTACCACGATTGAATGAGACCTCTCTCAGTGCCCCTATATCACTCGTGATGGGGTAGCAACCACAAACCATTGCTTCTGCCATAGACACGCAGAAGGTCTCTTCCCAGACATTAGGATGCACGAAGAATGCAGCATCTTGTATGTGTGGAAGAAGTTGTTCTCGGTCAATGCAAGGAGAATATTCTACTCCAGGAAGAGACTTAAGTTCTTCAATTGCTTCTAAGTGTTCTGGTATTTTAAAATGCTGTTCGTATTGTTCCCCATAAAGATTATGAGAAGAAAATACTTTTAATTTTGCATCTGGATGATTTTTAATGACTTGTTTCCAGATTTTTGGAAGTGGTGTGATGCCCTTATGTGGTCCAGAAAAGAAAATTGCCGTCTTTGATTTTGGTGTTTTGAGATGAAAAATATCCGCAACACCATTTGGAATAACTACAATCTTTTCTGCGGGTGCTCTGTTGTATTTAATGTATTGCTCTGCTTCCCAGTTTGATACACAGACAATCAAGTCAATCTGCGATACAAGTTCTGGAAGTCTTAAAAGTTGTGGTTGGTCACAATTATCGTGTGCCCAGAGTATTTTATATTGCTTATTTGATTGTGCTAAGACTTCTATGCTTCTTGAAACTTCAACATTATTTGGAAATGAATAATATTGATTGAGATAATAAAAAGAACTTTCAGTTGCTCCAGATTTCATATCAAAATGATGTAGGTGATTTTATTTAGTTTGAGTTCGAAAGTGTTGCTGAATTGCTTCTTGCTGTTGGTAAATTATTTGCCGCATTACCCACCGTTTCATTAGAAAAATCAAGTCTTGATATTGTATTAACAAGAGAGAAAGAACCAGAATATCCCCCACCAAAATAACCATAAAAAGCACTTGAAGTTGCAGTTAAAGAAAATCTTTGTGTTGGTAAATTTTTTGTAGGAAGACTTATCGTTTCATTTGAAAAATCAAGTCTTGTGATTGTATTAATATTAAACCCACCACCAAAGTAACCATAAGAATTACTTGATGCTGCTGCTAAAGAATTTATTGCTGATGGTAAATTTTTACCAGGATCACTTACAGTTTCATTAGAAAACTCTAATCTTGTAATTGTGTTGATATTTGGGAATCCACCACCAAAGTAACCATAAGAACTACTTGAGGTTGCTGTTAAACTACGTCTTATTGATGGTAAATTTTTACCAGGATCACTTACAGTTTCATTAGAAAACTCTAGTCTTGTGATTGTAGAGATATTACCACCAGAAGTTTCACCACCACCAAAATAACCATAAGAACTACTTGAAACTGATGTTAAATAACCTCGTGCTGTTGGTAAATTTTTACCAGGATTGCTAATGGTTTCATTAGAAAAATCAAGTCTTGTAATTGTACAGATATAGGGTATATATCCACCACCAAAGTACCCATAATAATTGCTTGCCACTGCTGCAGATAAAGACACTTGCCCTGGTAAATTTTTACCAGGATCACTTACAGTTTCATTAGAAAACTCTAGTCTTGTGATTGTATTGATGTATGGTGATCCTCCACCACCAAAATACCCATAAGTCTTTGAACCACGATAGATTGATTGACCTCCAGAAAGTGCTGCCAAAGATGCCCTTCCTGTTGAAAAATTATTTCCAGGATTACTTACATTTTCGGTTGAAAAATCAAGTCTTGTAATTGTAGAAATTGCACCAGGAGTATAACCACCACCAAAGTAACCATAAGAACTACTTTTGGTTGCTACTGATCTTTCTCTTGATCCTGGTAAATTTTTTCCTGGATCACTTACGGTTTCATTAGAGAAATCAAGTCTTGTGATTGTGCAAATTATAGGAGGTGCAAATCCACCACCAAAGTATCCATAAGAATTGCTTGAGGTTTCTGCCAGAGTTTGTCTGGATGTTGGTAAATTTCTTCCAGGATCACTTATAGTTTCACTTGAAAAATCAAGTCTTGATATTACACACAATCTAATACTAAGATCAAATCCACCACCGAAATAACCATAAGAACTACTTGAGGTTGCTGCTAGATTATTTCTTATTGCTGGTAAATTTTTTCCAGGAAGACTTATAGTTTCACTGGAAAAGTCAAGTCTTGTGATTGTACAAAGATATGCAGTTATTCCCGATCCACCTCCTCCAAAATAACCATAAGAACTACTTGAGGTTGCTGCTATATTAATATTTGCTACTGGTAAATTTTTTCCTGGATCACTTATAGTCTCATTAGATAAATCAAGTCTTGTGATTGTAGATATAACTATTCCTGGAAAATTATATCCACCACCAAAGTATCCATAAGAACTACTTGAGACTGCTGCTAAATTACCTCTTGACGAAGGTAAATTTTTTCCAGGAAGACTTATAGTTTCACTGGAAAAGTCAAGTCTTGTGATTGTATTCATATAAGGAAATGGCCCACCACCACCAAAATACCCATAAATCGCACTTTCTCCCCAATACTTAAAAGTATTTTCAGAAACATTTTTTACTTGAAGTTCTTTTGCTTCTTTTAGAGAAAATACTGGCATTATAAACCAAAAATAGAATATCTTTGAGTCCCCTTTTTCCAGAACTCCATATGCTTATATTTATTGATTACATAGTCACTTAAAAACTTTGAATTGTCACGATGTATTTTTTCTACTTTGCTTCTTACAGTATGCATATTCTCTAACTTATAAACATCGTCATTCTCATCAAACTTTGGTTTTACATTCTCAAAAGTATGAGTAAATCTTGGAAGTTGTAAGAAGTCATAAATTCGGTTCAGTTCTTGTTGTGGATTTTGAACTAAATCATCATACTCAACCAATAACAAATACTTATCATTACCTTTACGAAATGCTTCAGCAAGTGCGTGATGAGATTGTCCGATAATACCTTGGGGGGACATTAAATAGTCAGCACGATTATCATTACTAATTTCCAACTTGTTTGCTATAAGTCCTTCATCAATGAATGAAGTTGTTTTGGAATGATAAATGAGATTTAAAAATGAAGATATAATATCAGGAATACTTCTTACAGGACAAATAATCTTTGGTTCTGATGTAATATAATCTTGAATATGTTGTATTTGATTCACCCAACCTCTTGATTTATCTACAATAATATTCTGTGATGTATTAAAATAATAGTTGGGAGCAATAGAAGACAAGACCTTATGAGCACACTCTGGTTTTGGATGTGCTTTATATTGTTCGGATTTATATAAAAGATACTCTTCCGTATAATGTATCGTATCCAGAAGTGGTGAGTTTGTAGATGCGTGTATCTCTGGATTTTGATTGAGTAGTGCTGTTAATAAAGTTGAACCTGAACGTGGAAGTCCAGACATAAAATAAAAAGTTTTCATAAATTAGTTTGAGTTTGAAACTGTTGCTGAATCTGCTCTTACCGTTGGTAAATTTTTTCCTGGATCACTTGTGGTTTCATTCGAAAAATCAAGTCTTGTGATTGTACAAATATAAGGAGGTATAAAACCACCACCAAAGTAACCATAAAAAGCACTAGAGGTTGCTGCTAAATTTGATCTTACTGTTGGCAAATTCTTTCCTGGATCACTAACAGTTTCATTAAAAAAATCAATTCTCGTTATAGTGTTATAAAATACAAGTGGAGGAGCATATCCACCACCAAAATAACCATAAGAACTACTTGAGGTTGCTGCTAAACTAAATTTTGCAACTGATAAATTCTTTCCTGGATCACTTGTGGTTTCATTCGAAAAATCAAGTCTACTAATAGTATTAATTGCAGTACCAGTGCTTCCACCACCAAAATAACCATAAGAACTACTTGAGGTTGCTGCCAATCTTTCTCTTGATCCTGGTAAATTTTTTCCTGGATCAATTATAGTTTCATTCGAAAAATCAAGTCTTGTAATTGTGTTAATTATAGTAGGTGTAGAACCACCACCAAAGTAACCATAAGAACTACTTGAGGTTGCTGCCAAATATGCTCTTGATGTTGGCAAATTTCTTCCAGGATTACTTACATTTTCTGTCGAAAAATCAAGTCTTGAAATTGTATTAATAAAAGGAGGTGCAAATCCACCACCAAAGTAACCATAATAATTACTTGATGTTGTTGCTAAATACCCTCTTAATGTTGGTAAATTTTTTCCAGGAAAACTTACAGTTTCATTAGAAAAATCAAGTCTTATGATCGTATTTATTACAAAAGGTGTGAGACCACCACCAAAATATCCATAAGTCTTAGAACCCCTAAATATCTTCCTTGGACCATCAAATGTTCCTATGTCTCTGCTTTGTGATCCTGGAGATAGTGTTATGTTTGAAATTACTGGTGTTATATTTTCTGTAGAATAATCTAATCGACATAATAGAGTTCGTGAATAAAGAAAACCATAACTTATTGAAGAATTGCCATCAGCATCAAATGCTAAACCTTCAGGTAGATTTTTTCCAGGATCACTTATAGTTTCACTTGAAAAATCAAGTCTTGTGATTGTACTTAGATTAGGTAGTGTGGGGGTGTATCCACCACCAAAGTAACCATAAGAATTGTTTGAAACTGCTCCTAATTTAGTTGTTGCTGTTGATAAATTTTTTCCGGGGTTATTTATTGTTTCACTTGAAAAATCAAGTCTAAATATGGCGGAAGTGGAATTAGCAGAACCAGCAAAATAACCGTAGTTTTGATTTTTGCAGGATGTTTTTGTCCGTGTAATTCCTCCAGGTAAATTTTTTCCAGGAAGACTTATATTTTCACTAGAAAAATCAAATCTTAAAACAGTACTAAATGTAGGAAATAACCCAGGAAAAACATAAGTTTGCCCTCCAACAAAATATCCATAGGAATCATTTTCTGTTGAACCCATTGATGTTGCTTGTGAAGTTGGTGGTAAATTTTTACCAGGAAGACTGACTGTTCTGGATGAAAAATCAAATCTTTGTACTGCATATGTTATAAAAGATGAAGAAGTTGCTGTACCTCCTACAAAGTAACCATAATTAGAATTTGATGTTGTTCCCATATCTCTAGTATTTGAAAGACTAGAACTAACGCTATAGACTGTTGAAGTAGAATAATCATGCGCTGCAATAGTACTATCAAAATTGACAGAGTAACCTCCACCATAATACCCATAATCTGATGAATATTCAGGCCAACTCGCAAAATTATTATTAGTTACATTTTGGTATTGTTTAATATAAACCTTACGAAGACTGAAGACCCCAGTTGCCATTTAATTATCCTTCTTGATAAACGTGAGAACCAACGTGTGCTAATCTAATATTAGTATTTAACCAAGCATCATACCCAACACTTCTTGCTCTTTCAAAGAATGAAAAGTCTTCTGGTAAATATCTCATTTCTTTCTTGAGTTCCAAAAAGTAATGATAAGAATTATGATATTCTTTTTCTGTTGGTGGAGTTGAACTATTATCTGTTGGTGGATAATACTTCAACTCTTCTCCATATCTTTTTACAATATCTTCAAATACTTTTCTTTTAATTAGAGAAAATCCAAATCCAATATTTTCAATCTTTACCAGTTCACCTTCAACAACTTCTGGTTTTGTAATATTATAATTATATCTCAATGGAATTCCTTTCATAGGATAAGCACCACATACAATATCTTTATCTTGTCTTAAGAGATTGAAAACATCTTCTGGTGTAAATCCAATATCAGCATCAATAAACAGAATTCTTTCATATTCTGTATTGTTCATAAAGAAATTAACAATTCTTGAACGTGCTTGAGTAATCAAACTATCATTTGCAGTTGTCAATAATCCGTGGTCTAATCCAGCAGTTCTTAATTCCTTTCCAAGATTAAATAGTCCCTTTGCTGTCTTATCACTTACTAATCCACCATAACAAGGCATCGCAATCAAGATAGACATAATTTCTCCATTTTATATTATTATACTATATATTTACGATGTTATTTGTTTTGCAGCAACACAGGCAGAGAGTGAGTTAATTGTAGAACCAACGGCAACAATCGTATCATTTATTGCAAGATATTTTGGTTTATCAAGTATTTCAACAACACTGTTTTTAGGTATAGTCATATTATATGTCAAGTATCCAAGTCGTACTCCGGTAGATACAACAGAACCTGCAGTTCCTCCACGATAGATAGAAACAGATGCATCAACATCAATATTCAAATTATAATTACAAAGACGAATAGATTGAACAACTGAAGGATAAGTTATTGAACGATAAACTTCTGCACCAGTTGTACTTGCTACTGTTGAACCAACACCAACAAAGTTTGTATCAGTTTTTGTGGAATAAACGGTAAATACATCCAAACCACCATCAATTCCTGTTGCAGTTGAACCAGTTCCAGAAAGTGCTTGGAATCTTAGGTGGTCATTCGGTGAAGCAATCATTGGTTGATTAATAAGTTCCACAGAACCTTGATAAGGAACTATAAGTCTTTGCGTAATCGGAACTGCTCTCCAAGTAGTTCCAGAAACATAAAAATCTTGTCTTGCAGTTAAATATAATTCATTTGAATATGTATTGGTGACGTGAATTGATTCAATTACATATTCTCTACTTGCTGTTGATGGGAATGAAAGACCAATTCCAAAAGAAGTTCCAGCAACTCCAGGACCAGTAAAAATGTCGTTATTTTGTGCAGTATTTATACCAACTCCAGAAATAGCAGAGATGTAAACAGAAGTTGTAATTCCAGTGTCAAAAGTTCCAGAACCACCTCCACCACCTGCAGCACTAGAACCTTGAGTTCCCTGAAGACCTTGAGTACCTGTTCCTGTGGTTCCTTGTGTACCTTGTGTACCTTGTGTGCCTGTTCCTGTGGTTCCTTGTGTACCTTGTGTACCTGTTCCTGTGGTTCCTTGTGTGCCTTGAGTTCCCTGAGTACCTTGTGTTCCTTGTGTGCCTTGAGTTCCCTGAGTACCTTGAGTGCCCTGTGTTCCTTGTGTTCCTTGTGTTCCCTGAGTACCTTGAGTACCTGTACCTGTTGTTCCTTGAAGTCCCTGAAGACCTTGAGTACCTTGAGTTCCCTGAGTTCCCTGAGTACCTTGTGTTCCCTGAGTACCTTGAGTTCCCTGAGTACCCTGAAGACCTTGAAGACCTTGAGTTCCCTGTGTGCCCTGTGTACCTTGAGTACCTTGAGTTCCCTGAGTACCTTGTGTTCCCTGAGTACCTTGAGTGCCTTGAGTGCCTTGAGTACCTTGAAGTCCCTGAAGACCTTGAGTACCTGTACCTGTTGTTCCCTGAGTACCTTGTCTTCCTTGAGTTCCCTGAGTTCCTTGAAGTCCCTGAAGACCTTGAAGTGCTGCTGTTGAAATTGGAGTCCAACTAACTCCAGCACCAGTAGAAATAAGAACCGAACTTGCAGACCCTACTTGATTATTAAAATCATAAAGACCACCATCAAGTTTAAAATTCCCATAAACTCTAGTGCCAGACTTAAGTTTTGCCATTTTTTATGCTTGTGCCTCCGTCCAAGAAATTCTTGCAGTTACATTAACATCACCAGTGGCGGCAATATTAGTTACAGTAATCGTTAATGTATCAGGACCGTCTGGGAATATTCCACTATTTGAAGTGGTGCCACCTCCACCAAGAATACAATTACCCAAGTCCCTTACAGTACTTAAATCAAGTGTGTCAGTACCAGCAGAAAATATTCCTGCAGTAACTTCACCACCTGTTACTGTGGTAGAACCACCACCATAATCAACAATTTGTGCCAAACTGGAATTTTGTTGTCCCGTAGCATTACCAATAGCATTCGTCCAAGTATTTGTAGTTGATGGAGTCGCATTTAAAAATGCTTGCACAAGAATATTTGATGTATTACTACCACGAATTGAAATTCCCAGATTTCTAAGAACCAATTGCATTCTATTAATTAATTCTCTTTGTCCGAATGCCGCAGCAATACCATTATCCACCGATGGTGCAACACGAATTGCAAGTAGTGCCCGTGTTGCACCAGGAGAAATAGTAGTAGCAGTTCTTTGACCATAAGTAAAGACCAAAGATTTATCATCATCATATCGACCATCCATAATCACACTTGTACCCCAGTGTGATATAGAAGGTCCATAAGTTGGGAATGCAAGTTCAACGGCAACTGGGTCTGTAGCAGAGAAAGTAAATGCCTGACCCGTTGATGCCCCCATTGGGGGAATAATTACTGTTGGGTTTGCCGTTGTTGCTGCTTGACTTAACGTAATATTTCCAACACCAATTGCACTGACGTATGTTCCTTCTGGGAATCCACCAATAACTCTCTGACCTACTTGTAAATTTGTGGTGGTTGCAGTTGCCACATTAGAACCAGAGGCAACCGTAAGTGCAAGAGAAGTACTACCAGATCTTGCTCTTGTAACTCCAGTAAATGCTGTTGTACCAATACCAGCATAATTCATATACTCATAAGTATTTGCATTACGAACTACGATTGTACCGGCAGTTGGGAATCCTGCAGTACTTGCAATACCAATAGTTGTATCGGATGCTCCCACATTGCCAGTAATTTTAGTTGTTGGTGGAAGACTTTCAGATTCATATCGTGCTGGTAAGTTTCCAGAACGCATATATGCTTCTGTATTGACATTATTATTTGGTACTTTATGGCAGTAAATTACATCGCCAGTTGGACCTCTAAATCCCCAACGAATAAATCCAGCACCATACCAAGAATAATCAATATAAAACATCTGCATCTTGGTGAGGTCAATATTATATCCAGAAGGACCTGTACCATCACACTTATCAATATTCCAAGATGATTGTGGATATTTTGTGTCTTGTGTTTTTGAAATGATTACAAACGATGCCGTTGCTCCTCTATATGAAGGAGAAATCGTCATAGAAGTGTCACTTGCAATATCAACAACACGATATGACTGACCACGAAGAACAATAAAATCTCCAATGTTTAGTTGTTTTGAAAATACAGTTGGGAATGTTGCATTAGTTTGTGTTATAGTATTGCTTCCGTTTGTAACACTCACTTTTCCTGCAAGTTGATAAGTAGAACTTCTACGAACCGCAGAAAGTGTTTGCCCATCAAACTCAAAGAATATTCCATTTTGAGCATCAAAACTTCCAAGACGGTTTGAGCATCCATACCAACTTGAAACAGAACAATTATAAGTTCCAGATGCTGGTGATGCGGAAGGAGTTGATAATGCAGTATATTGGAAAGTATTGTATCCAGTAACAGAAGTAATTGTAAAAGTTCCATTATACGCAGATTCATTTGCACCAGAAATTGTAACTTGAGTTCCTGGTGTTGCTGCCTGAATATTATGTTGTTCTTTTGTTTGAACAGTAACAGTTGTTCCAGAAGAAGTTAAACTATCAATCTGCAAACTTGGTTTTAAAATAGTACCAGAACTGACTTGAATACCTTTACCAGATTGATAACGAAAATATCTTCTGGTTTGGCGAATTGCTTGCTCAAAGTTTCCATTTG